CTTAAACGCCGTGTCTACTTCGAACTTCCGTTCATCTAGGGCTATCTGGCGGTCCTTCTGCTCAGCCTTCTTCATCTGGTCCTGCTCTTTGAGGTCTAGGGTTGCGGCGGATTCGGCAGTTTTCCTGGTGGCCTCATCGACCAAAGAAGCAGCCGCCACGGCATCCGGATGCGGGATCTGGCTCGCCTTCTTCATCTCGGCAGCTTTAGCAAAGATTCCCATCAAGGGCTGGATCATTGGCCCTAGTTGTTGCATGAGCATCTGCTGAGCCCTAGGAGCTGCGGCGGCTATGGCTTGATCGATCTGGGCAGAGAGTTGCGGGTTTTCCTCGGCCTGCTTCATGAAGCTATCAATAGGCTTACCAGCGGCCTCGCTCGCGATCATTCGGACCAGAACGACGTACTGGAACGTGATATGCTGCTTCAAGTGCTCGGCCATGTTCGCAATCAAGGCAGGGCCACCTATACCCTGTTCCCCTAGAAGCTGGTTATCCATGAAGAGCATGTGCGTCATGATGTGCGCCAAATGCGCTTGATCTGGGAAGGCGACCAGAGGCCTGCCGGTACTAGCCGCTGCATTCTCCGCCGCCGCGTTCAAAGGCGTGGGCTTCGCTGGGGGCGGAAGGACTTCATCCACATCCGGGATTCTGGCAGTGGTCAGGACCCGCTTCTGAACAGCGTAGAGGTTATAGACTTGCGGATACTTAGAGGCCTGAAGCTCGAGAATCTGGACCCTAGCCATCCTCTGACTATCGCTAAAGACCTCCGGATCGCTTGCCGGCTGGACAGCTAGGGATTTAGCGAAGTCCTGAGGTGAGGCTAGGACTTCCCCAAGCTCCTCGAGCTGGATTTCCTCGAAATTTGGGATCGAAGAACAAAGGCGGGCGATGATCTCAAAGGCCCTCTGTTGCGACCGATGAAGCCTCTTGTGGATCGCCGAATAGACCTTGGCCCCTGACTCGATAAGAGCCAAAGCCGTCCCGACTGGCATGCTGTTAGTGGCGTCGGCGATCTTCTCCTCGGAGGTCGTAACGACGCCTTTGGCCGCATCCGTCAACCATCCTAGAAGCTGGAAGAGAACCGTGCTCGGAGGATTGAACGGATACGCCATCGCCACTTTTCGGATGTCATCCGAAGTCAGGTTAGATCCAGCGACTTCAGAGAAGAGTCCAGGTTGACCCTGAACTGTCTGCCCGGAAATGCCGTAGCCCTTGAGGATCAAACCTCCAGGCGTGTTATTAGCGTGAGCAGAATCCAGCAGAGCCCTAAGGGCTCCAGTAGCTGCAGCTGAAAGCCCACCGATCAGGTGCGGGAAGCCAATAGCGTAAGCCCCTCTCCAAGGAATGAAACTCCACTCTACGATCCAATGGAGTTTCTTTTGCAGGACGTCGTCCTCCTCCCAGTTCCGATAGATGCTTAAGACCTTGCCACTCAAGTCATCGATGCTGATGAGATAAGGAAGTCTTTTGCCCCCATCAACTCCCTTCAGCCTGTAGTAGGTCGAGCACTCAAAGATGGGCCTCTCGTTATCGACATTCGGCTCAATCCGCTCCCGACCCTCGATCTTGTCCGAGGCCTTCTCGGCCTTCGATTCGTCTGAGAATCCGACCTGACCCAACCCCCCTACGTCTCGATACATGCCAGAATCAATCCGGTCCTCTACCTGAGACTCGGTGAGTCTTTGCACATGAGTAACCCTAGCGGCTTGCCAGAAGTCAGCACAGGAGTATGGAATGTAAAGATCGTCAATGTAGACGGCTTCGCAGGTCCAGCGACCAATGGAGGGTTCGATCCAGAACTTCATGAACTGACTGCCGCCCATCGGGACTTGTGTCAGAACTCGCTCCAAGTCGGCGACGTACTCTGGGACCCACTTGGTTAGCTGCCAGTTCAGGCAGCGCTGCTGTCTTTCTGCTAGCTCTAGTTTTTTCTGCTCCGGCTCGCCGAAGATCCTAGGCTTAGCCGGCCCCTCGGATGGGAATAGCTCCTTGATGGCTGCTGACTCGAAGTCAACGCAGGCCTCGGCTAGCATCGGATGAACAACTTTAGATGCTCCGGTGAACATCGCCCCTCCTGGGGCTTCCTTGCCAAGTCCGGAGCGCTTCAGCCCTTCCTCGTACTGCTCGTCCCGCTTGCTTCTTGCGTCTCTGTCTCGCTTGATCTTCTCCGACAGGTCTGTAGAGATAGCCTGCAGATCGCTCTCGTCCATCCGCTCTGCGAGGTTCTCATCGAAAGCCCCTTGGCTAGCAGCTGTAACGCTAAGCTCCCGAACGATTGCCGAGCCGTCTGGCTGGGAGACGATTTCCGCGCTCTCAAGGGCACCCAAGGCAGAAACGTCCATAGGGGCATCAGCCTCTGGTCCTGGAATCCCAGGCACGAAACGATCACGCTCTACTAGAGGCTGAGCGGATGGCGGAACTCTACGATTTGGAGATAAGGCCATGGATCAAATCCCGCCAAGATAAAGTACACTCATTTCTATGTTTATCACCGCGCGTAACACTAAAGAACCAATGGCGATACCGAGACTCATTGGATGGGATATTGCGCCATGCATGTTTCCATCCGCACATTCTAGAGAGCCAGTAAGAGTTACGCATGCCAAGCAGATTCGCTGGTGTGCTAAATCTCCAGCCTATGTAATGGTAAAACCATGCGCGCAGCGGAACTCTACGGGCTGCGGCCATATGGATCTACTCGGTTGTAGTCGCAAGCATTAGCTTGAGGCGGGCACGGTAATTGATTCAGAATGAAAGGCGTGAACGCATCTTGCGGCCGAATATGCACGATCAAGCCGCGTTCATCCTTTGCTCGCGCCAAAGCGATTAGCAGGTTCTCTAGGGTCTCGTTGCTTAGCTTATGCATCAGAAGAATTCCGGCTTAGCTATCGAGCGCGTAAGGGCCATAAATCCCTCCTACAAATTTTCTCCCCGAATTCTCGAGGTTTTTCTGGTTCTACCACAGGGCGTATGATCACACCATCTCCCAATCTTCTGCGAGCAAATCGGTCTGACTTGCCAACCAAGGAACGAAATTGCTCTCTACGGTATTGATGTAGAGATATGGCAGCGTCATCTTGCTATCTCCCTCGTAAGGATTGTGCAACGCCACCCACTGATTCTTGCCATTCCACCCGCGTCGGGCAAGAAGCTTCCCGCGCTTGATTTCTGTTAGTGCGCCTTCGAAGTTCATGTTGTTCCATTTCTCATTGGACATGCGCCCATGCACGACGAGACTTTATCATCGTAATGTGGGATTGGCTTACCAGAAAATCTGCAGCTATCGCCCTGTTAGTTCTAGTATCCTGTCTGATATTCTTGATGTCTACTTCGGTTAAAACAGAACGCGAGTTTCCCTCTCCACGCTGCGCAATGCGTGCTTGCTTCACCTTTGGGCTTGTGCGTTGGGCCTTAGATAGCTTGAGACAATGCTCCTTAGAGAACTTTACGCCACGCTTAGCAGCGCTAATCTTGTCGCCCCACGATATTTTCCTTCCCTTATGAAAGAGAGAAAGGAAGGATTTCTCCGCTTCTGTGCGCTTTACACCAAGGCGACCTTCTCCTCCATCAGTAGCATTGGTTAACCGTATTCCTGCCGAGCGAAATGCAGCTATCACTATAGATTCATCCAAACAGCCATCCCCATGCACTTCATGCAACTGCAACATGATAGGTTCGGCACCAGCACGCAGCAGAGAACGTATCCAGTTGCACTTGTAGCTACGTCCTCCACGACGAGCCTCACTAATATGAGATATGAGTCGATGCCTCACAGTTGTCGCTGTCTTGCCAATGTACCGCACTTCACCATCTGGCTCAGTTAGTGCATAGAGGTATGTCATCATGCTACCGTTCGTGGCGGCTTCACAACCTCATGCGCCCTACTCCATCTATTTGAGTAGTAGCCACGCACGAAGTAGCGGATAAGTTTAGGCGTCATTGCAATGATCGCACCAGTCTTAGGATCTTGTTCTAGTTCTATCAACGTCCCGCCAACATGGGCTTCTTGCTTTACTTTGTTCCGCATGAATACAGTCTGATCTTGTCCGCATCCAGTACATACAACCCAGACGTTGCGTATATTACCAGCCCAGAGTTTATGATAGTGCCCATACAAGCCAACACTAGGCTTCTCGCCACCCTCCAAAGCCTCAACGATTTTCTGGATAGAGTAGGAGAGTGCATATGCAGAGCCACCACCTGGATGCACTACCGCTAGAATCGCTTCCTTTCCGCTGTTCGCATTCACAAGTCTGATATGCGCTTCCATGAATCCAAGATTCACCCAGTCAGTACGCCCCACTTCGCGCATCGTCTGTTCTGCGCGTTTGCCTACGTCAATGCCCTCTGACCTTGTCCACCACCCTTCGTGATCCTCGCCAGCAACGGCATAGGTAACAATGCCCTTTCGAGCTGGGTAGTGCTGCGCTAGATAAGCCATCTGCGGCTCCATGCCGTGCACCGCGATATCATGCCGATTTTTCGGCTCATCGCCGTCAATCCAATTGCCCGTATGCAGAACTCGATCAACTCCAGCGGCCTCGTAGCGATCATAGAGGTCATTCGTAACATCTAGCCGCTCGTATTTGCTTCCTAAGTGTGAGTCGCCCAGAGCTCCGAAGAGAAACGTGTTGTCCTTCCTAGAAATATATTTGACCGCCTCCTCGCCTGAGAATGCTGGTGCTAGCGATGTACCGATGGCAAATCGGCCCCCGTCCTCATGGAGAACGACGTGCGCATCACGCAATTGCTGAAGCAGCTCTCGAATAAGTCTCTCAGAGACGCCGGTAGCTGCCGTTAATTCTGGGACAGTTCCACCTTTCCGCAAGGCAGAAAGTAGTCGTTGCTGTGCATCTTCCCTCTGTTGCTGCGCAGTCGCAGCAAATTCGCTGATTGAACGACCTTTAGCCATGGCTATCTCCCGAGCATCTCACGCATCTTGACAGCCACCTCTTTCGTGCCGGCCCAAGCTCTTCGACCTTCCCGCCCGAGAACTACAACATGCTCGGCAAAAGCATCTCGATAGTTGCTAAGGTCTACAAGACCCACAGAAGCTAGCTTGGCGAACTGTACTTCGTACTCCCAGCCACCTCCAAGAACCTTCAACGCCTCTCCGATCTTCTGCGGAACGATGAAGTCCTTGTCATACTCGGACCGGAAGTCCTGCAGAGAGCGACCTGACTTGGATGGCTTAGCCGTCTTACCATTCAACTTACCATCCGTAAGCGTCAGCCCACGCTTCTTTGCTGTTGCCAATCGGCTGCGGAATCCGCCTAAACTCATCTTGGCTGTTTTAGCCGCCTCTCTCAGATTACCGGCTGCTTTCGCAATCCTCAGTGTTTCCAGCAAGTCTGCATCAGATATTGGTTGTGCTGGCATACATCCTCATTTTTCGTGAAGTTTCAGAACCTGCACTGGTCCTCCACTGGACTTATCGACCTGAATGGCGAGCTCTATGGCTCGCTTGGGGGACTTTCCATTCCTCATATGGTACACAGCTAGCAACGATCCACTTCCTATAGCGTAGTAGGCCTCCGATACTTTCACTGGTACGCAATGATGGTTCCAAAGCCATATGCCCGTGTCGTTCAACTCCAGTACGTCAAAGCTCAACTCCTCATCATCGTTCGCGCCGCTAAAGTCAGGGGCTTCGCACTTTGGAGTTTTCCGCCAAGACAGAAACTTCATGGCATTCTCAGGGTGCCCGGAGAATCCGTAGAGACTGCTTCCAATGCGCCCGATCTTGTCCGTGCGGAACCGTGGCTCATCTCCCCATGCTATGAGCCTATCGCCGGCTAGCTCCTCAAGGTTGCAAGCTATCGTCGTCATGCAATCGGCGGAGTCTCGAACAAGTACGCAAGGACCAGCGTCGCCGCTCCAGCAGTTAGAGCTACGTTGAACGCTGCAGCGAAGACTGCATCCGTAGC